TAAGAAATTTAGCGTCACCGTTGCTTTTCCTAGGGTGCACAACACTAGTTCTGGTGACATCAAGTATATTGGTGTCAAGAATGTACAAGGAACTGGAAGCCTTGCTTCTGATGTTTATTGTGTTCGTGAGCAAAATGTGTGTATTTCGCCAGGTATAGTCTACAACATTGAAACAAAGGTTGGTGATTGTGGCTTTCCTGTTATAATGTCTTGTGCTAATGCTTCTAAGACTGTTATATTAGGAATCCATGTTGCTGGCATTCGTGAGAAACTTAGTGGTTTAGGCTATTTCTTGTCTAAGGAACTATGGGATGCTGTTGAAATTGCTTTTAATGACACTTTAGTTTCTGAGCCTTTAGAAATAACTGAACCCAAGCCATCTCTGGAAGGCACTACTTATCTTAAAGATGCTCCGGTCACAGGTACTAGTTGCGTTACTAAGATGAGAAGAAGTAAGTGCTATGGGGCTTGGGGCCCCGCTATTACTGAACCTGCCAAGTTAGGCACGTATCTCGTCGGTGACAAGTACGTCGACCCTTTGGTTGAATCTTTGAATGGCTATGGTGGCCCCCAGGTACTCATTAGTACTGAAGCTTTGGCTTTTATTGGACAGGCAAGGTTTTCTCAGATATTAAGAGCTTGTATGCTTGAAGCTCCTTGGAATCCAAGAACTTTCACTTATGATGAAGCATGGAAGGGTGTTCCTGGTGTTAAGTATTGTGAGGCTATGGCCCGCAATACAAGCGCTGGATATCCCTTGTGTAACATTTATAAGAAGAAAGGCAAAATGGACGCCGTTGGAGATGGAGATGACTATGATGTCGATACTGAAGAATGTCGGCGTCTTGAAGTTATAGTATATAAGGTTTTGGATGATGCTGCTCAAGGTATTCGCAATGAGCACATCTTTAAAGACACTTTAAAAGACGAGTGTCGTAAACCCGGAAAGGCGGCTCGCATGATTTCTTGTGCACCTTTGGTGTACATGCTGAGTTGCCGCATGATGTTTTGCGATTACGCTCGTTGGTACATGTGTATGCAGATTGAGAATAGTAGCGCTATTGGTTTAAATCCGTATGGAAACCAATGGAAACAACTATTTTTACATCTTAGTGCTTTTGGTGGGATGTTTTGCTTGGATGCTGATTTCACTCAGCTCGATAAACACCAACCGGTAGCTATAACAAAGCAGTGTGTGGAAAATGCTCTTAAGTTTTATAATGATCCTGAAAATGAAGTGTGTAGACGAACTTTGGTCGAGGAGATCTACAATTCGGTCCACATTCAGAAAGGGATGTTGGTTCAGCTTAATGGAGGCATTACAAGCGGTAGTTTCTTCACCGCTTTGTTTAATACTGATTCAGTTATTATGGCAGTTCATTATTGCATTTTAGGTCATATGATGTCTTTGGACGGACTTGATATTCTCAAGTGTGGTCCTGGAGATTTTGTTAAATACCTTCCTTGGCTTTATGAACATATGCGTATGATATGCTTAGGTGATGACCATGTCATCTCGGTATCTGCTGAATTGGCAGCTAAGATGCTACCTAAGGACTTTGAGTTTTGGATGCGTAAGCTCGGTTATAAATATACGGGAGCTGATAAGATGCCTTTAGGCTCCGAATATAAGAAATTAACCGATTGCACATTTCTCAAGCGTTCTTTCCATGTCGTTTTTAATAAAGGTAAGAATACGGGTCAGGTTCTGGCCCCTCTTGATATTCGAACTATTATGGAAATGCCGTATTGGTGTCATGATGGAAACACCACTGAGGATGAGATTGCAACTATCAGACAAGCATTTTATGAATTGTCTTTTCATAGTGCTCCTGTTTGGGATAAGTACAGTCCAATCCTCTTAGATGCTATGCGTAAATATTACGACTACTCGCCTCCCTTTGTCGGAAGGCTTGAGTGTCGCAATTATCTCGCTAGCTCTGAGCTGACTTTTTAAGTTGGCACAACGACGCTCTTAGGTTGCACAACCACAGGAAATATGTGGACTTAAACTGTGGCCCGGCGATCCTCCTATGAGCTCGTTTTAGTTTTTACTAGTACTGACCAGGGTGTACGTTAGCAGCCCTAGAAACACCCAGGCGACCCACTAGATATGACGCTTTGAGTGGAGCACTGTATCGAATGAACTCACTTGCTGAAACACAAATTACGTATGATACCCCGCAGGGTGGCAACCCTGCTCCGTCTGTGGCACAGGCGGTTACGAC